ACTAGCAACTGGTGGAGCTGCTATTATTACTAGCACACCTAACAGTGATGAAGATCAATTTGCACAGATATGGCGTGATGCAAATAAAACATTTGACAGCAATGGTAATGAAACTGACTTGGGTGTAAATGGATTTAAAAGTTATCAAAGTTACTGGTGGGAACATCCTGACAGAGACGAAAAATGGAAAGAGGACGAACTTGGTCGTATAGGTGAAGAACGTTTTAGACGTGAACATGAGTGTGAATTTATTATATATGACGAAACGCTTATAGATAGTTTAGTGCTTACAAACTTACGTGGTAAAGAGCCTGCATTTAAACATGGTACAGTACGTTGGTGGAAAAAGCCTAACCCACAAATGACATATCTGGTAGGATTAGATCCTAGTTTAGGAACTGGTGGAGACCCTGCAGCTATACAAATATTTGAAATACCTAGTATGGAACAAATAGGTGAGTGGAGTCACAATAAAACACCTATTCCACAACAAATACGTATACTGGTAGATATTTGCAAATACTTACTAGACGAAGGTGTTGATAATATGAACATATACTATAGTATGGAAAATAATACTATAGGTGAAGCAGCCCTCCAGAGTGTAGCAGAAGTAGGTGAGGAAAATATACCAGGTATATTTTTGAGTGAACCAAAAGTTCATGGCAATAGTAGACTGTATCGTAGAGGATATAATACAACACATCGTAGTAAGATTAGTATATGTAGTAAATTCAAAACACTAGTAGAAACAGACAAAGTTAAAGTTAACAGTAAGATGTTAGTAAGCGAAATGAAAAGTTTCATTGCTGCAGGTAATAGTTTTAAAGCAAAAGCAGGCGATACAGATGACTTAGTTATGAGTACACTGCTTGTAATGCGTATGGCTCAAACACTTAAAAACTATCATCCTGAGTTAGAGACTTACATAAGAGACGGAGACGAGTTCGACCAAGAGCCTATGCCTTTTATCATGATTTAGGATAAATACGTACATGAGAAGCATAGATAACATATCAGAAGAACTGTTTGACAAAATACGTAGTAGAGTAGCAAACATTAAGTTGGGGAACAGTGAAGGTGAAGTAACTACAGATCCAAGTCAAGCAAGATTTTTTGAATTTAACTTTAAACACAGAGACTTGCCAGTGGGTGCAGTCACTATTAGTATTAATGAAGAAGATAAACTACAAGTTTATTTTCCAAATAGTATGGTAGAAGACGCAGATAGTAGTACATCAGATGCTTGGTATGGTTTTTTGAAAGAACTCAGCAAGTTTAGTGCAAGAAATATGTTAAACTATGAAACACATAATGTAACTAAAGAAAGACTTGATAAAAAAGATTATCAATTTTTAACACAACGTAACCAGGACGAAGTTATGGAAAACAGACTACATGGCACTAGCCAAAAAAGTTTCCTAGAACAAGGAAAAGCAAAACTAATTATTCAACACAGTAAAACAGTTGATGAGACTAAACTGGGTGCGAGAAGTAGAAATATTAGTGCTATCTATATTGAGAATAATCAAGGGGAACGCTTTAAATTTGCAAATAATTATCTACCTGGTGCAAGAGCGATGGCAAGACATATCTCAAATGAAGGTTACACACGTGATGATCGTGGCATGCATATAGTTGAAATAATGAATGAAATGCAACAATTAAAACAGTTTGTTCGTAGTGCAAAATCAAATAATTACGTAAGCGAAGATGCAGTGGAAGTTATTGAAGCAGCCACAGATAGATACTACGGATTAAAAGACACGCTTAAAGCAATTAGTAACCCAAAGGGATATGAAGACTACTTTGAAAATTGGGCACCCGATGTTATAGAAGTTGAAGAGAACGATATAGAAGATTTAAAAACAAAACTTACACGTCAAGTTTTTGATGATCGTATGGCAGACAGTTTACCAGCAGTAAGTAGAGCTCTAAGTTTAAAAAAGGAAGCAAAAATGGATAAAGATGCAGAAACACGTAGCGACGATGAACTAGATGCAGTAGTTACAAGTAGAGCAGGTGATATTATTTCAGCATCAAATAGTCCTGATAATATTGAAGTATTTAAAAATGATGCAAACGAAGCAGAATTAAAAAATTATTTTAACGTAATGAAAAATAGTGACATGGATACTAAAGCAAAGAATCGTAATTTAGTAATTAATGTTATTGAGTATCTTGCAAATAATGTTACAGATGATGCCTTAGCTGTGGCTTTAGGAAATATAAACTATGATGATGAGGACCAGTACAAAGCTGCAATAAAAATTACTAAAAAATATTTACAAGGAAATGTAGATAGAAAAGATCCTGCACCAAAGAAAGATTTATATGGCAAAGCAAAAGAAAGTATAACTTTTGAAGCATTTGAGAAAAATATGAATATGATTTCGGAAGGCACATGGGCACTGCCAGCAGACTTAGATACTGCAAATGAAGTAATAAGAATTATGCAACAACCTATTCCATTAGGAGACGGTGGTGAAGACGCAACTAATGCAATAAGTTTTGCATTTGGTGATGACGAACTATTTGATATGTTGGGCGATGCAGGAGACGCAAATCCAGAAGGTGACGCTAGACCAATTATTAAAAAATGGATTGAATCTGTAAACTTTGATGAACCATACCAAGGAATGCTAGATATAATAAAAGGCGAAATTGACGGACCACAAGCTCCTAAAGAAGAAAAAGTAGATGAAGGTATGTATGATGTCATAATGAAAGTTAAAGACCAAGATGGTGAAATGTATGATATTATGAAAGATCCAAGAGGCGGTGAAGATTTAGTTGCTATGAGTAGCAATCCTGAAGAAACAGACGAAGATGGTCCATATGATTTTGATCCAAAAACTATGACAATATTAGGCATGATGTATGGCGACAAAAAAGTTATGAAGGTAGAAGACAAACAAGAAGTAGAAGAGACACAAGTTGAACAAGTACAAGAAATTGAGGAAGTAGACGAAGTGGCGGAAAGCATTGCAAAACTTAAGGCAATGGCAGGCGTAGGGTCAAAAGCGAGGAGCAACCACGGCATACACGAAGGCGAAGAAGGATATCAACTTACACCAAGAAGTATAGTGGCAAGACAAATGCGTAAACTACAGGACATCGAACGAGGCTAATTGGCACAAGAAAATTATTTAAAGGAGGCACCAATTTTGTGTGCCTTTTTTATTGACATGATAAATAAAAATGCATATACTATGTAAATATAGTATGTGAATAGGCACATACAAGGCTAATGAACAGGCACATTTAAGGAGAAAAATAATGGCAACATCTTTGGCAGAAATAAGAGCAAAACTTAAATCTCAAGAATCACGCAGTGAGCGTACCGGCGGCGGCGATAACGCAATTTACCCACATTGGAATATACCAGAAGGAGCAACAACGGCAGTTCGTTTTTTGCCTGATGGTGATCCTAACAATACATTTTTCTGGGCTGAAAGACTTATGATTCGTTTACCCTTTACAGGTGTAAAGAATGACATGAACAGTAAGCCAGTTGTGGTACAAGTACCATGTGTTGAAATGTTTGGTGAAACTTGTCCAATACTTACAGAAGTACGAGGTTGGTTTAAAGATTCAGCACTTGAAGACATGGGTAGAAAGTATTGGAAGAAACGTAGTTATATCTTTCAGGGATTTGTAAACGAGAATCCATTAACAGAAGATGCACCGGAGAATCCGATAAGAAGATTTGCAATATCACCTAGTATCTTTAACTTAATTAAAGATGCACTAATGGATCCTGATATTCAAGAAATGCCAACAGATTATAATGCTGGCTTAGATTTCCGTATCACCAAAACTACAAAAGGTCAGTATGCAGACTACAGCACAAGTAAATGGGCTAGAAAAGAAACTGCATTGACTGAAGCACAGTTAGCGGCAATCGAAACATATGGTCTGAATACATTATCAGATTTCCTTCCTAAAAAACCTACAGAAGTAGAATTGCAGTGCATTAAAGAAATGTTTGAAGCAAGTGTAGATGGACAACCCTATGATAACGAAAGATGGGGACAATATTATCGTCCATATGGTTTAGATGCTCCAGCAGGTTCCTCAACCTCTAGTACGTCATCTGCT